CTGCAAGTTCTGCTCCACGACATTGGCTCCGATCTTGACGGTGCGGCGGATGCCATCGCTTTTGATCCGGTCGAGGTATCGGCCAAACATGGGGAGCTTGCCAGAGAGGCTTTTCAACTGCACCCGGTCGATGGCAGCGTTGGCCGCGCCTTCTACCAGAGCGAGACCTTGGGCGAACTGCGGGTTCACATCCGGGTTCTCCAGCATGATGCGGTCGTACTCGTTTGCTTGGTAGGCGATGACGCCGAGGAATGGATTCACGGCGGTCGCCGCCATGGGAGCGATGCTTCCGGCCAATCCATACGCGCCACGCTCGGCAGTTCCCCAGAAGGATTTCTCCTCAAGCACGGGGCGGATCGGATCGACGCCGGTCTTGGCGACATTGCGGAGTTCACGCACGACCTTGAATCCCTCACGCACATTCTGACCACTCTGTATGAGGGTCTCGGCCTCCGGCACGGTAGCCTGCCGCCATGCATCGGATTCGACCCCTGCGGGAGCATTGCCGACTTCTGCTTTGGAAAGGTCGCCATCGACTGGAACCCAGATTTGCGTGCCGTTGCGGATGGACTCTAGCCAGTTGTTCACGCCCGCCTCCTGCATCTGGAGCGACCCTTGCGGGACGAAGTCGAACCCACGGGTGAACGACTGCCCCATGTTGATGGCAAATTGATCTAGCCCGGCGCGGTCGATGTGGCCTGCCTCTGCGGCAAGAGTCACATACTTGTAGATTTTCTGTCGTTCTTCGGGAGATGCTCCGATGAGCGTATTGGAGAGGGTTTGCAGTGCCTCTGGATCAGACTCGCCTTTGGTGAACTTCTCCAGCGTGGTGAGCGTCTGCGCGGCCTGCGGGCGCACGGAGTCCAGGTCATTGATCGTGTCGTAGTAGAGCTTGTATCCCTGCGAGAGGAAGGCGGCATCATTCGTACCGTCCACAAGCTCTGGATACTTTTGCTGCCATGTATTGAAGACATCGGTCATGCCGTCCACGAAGGGACGATTCTGACCTAGCTGGGAATCATTGATCGCCTTGCCGACCGACTGCATGTGGAGGTCGTTGAGTGCCTCAGTNTTCTTNTTCTGCCACTCGTAGTCNCCTTTGATATTATCAAAAAGCTGGCCATCGTTGATGTTCTTCTGACCGAAAGCGGACATCGAAAATGCATCNCGCTCGATCTCGTAATTGTCAGCGGTGACATCTCGTCCTAGTCGGTGGGAAAGGTAGCCTTGGATCGTCCCGCGCTGCCACGTCTCATCTGGATTGACTGCCTCTTTGATGGCCGTGGATCGGCCTTTGTATTCTTGGTTGTAGGCATCATCCATGAACATTTTTGAGTAATGCTCATCATTGGTGTTGTATTCCTCTTGTAGTTTTTTCTCTCCGTATTTTCCAAGAGCATCTGCCATCTGCATCCGCTCATCCCCTGTGGCATTGTCGATTTCGGTGTAGATGCGTGAAGCTGTCTCGTCGTCGTTGATTTCGATCATGAAAAATTAAGCGTTGGGGGCTTTACGGAAGGACAGGACGGCCATGCCATCGTTCTTTTGTTTTCCTCCCGGCGAATGGAAGTCGAAGCGACCAGTGAGAGGTTTGCCAAATTTGCTGATGGCTTGCTTGTCCTGCATGGTGCGGTCATCCCAGTTGCGTATCACGGTGGACCCATCGGCGAGAGTGAGTTCCACGGGGTCGCCCTTTCCAATTCCTGCGGCTTTGAATTTGCTTTCGATATCGGGCGAAATGGCAAGCGAGTTTTCGGTAAGTTTGTTGTTCCATGCCCCGATACCGGCACGCGAATTAGAATCCGAGTAGGCATCGCCTTTGAAGTTGTAACTCGTCACTTTTCCCTCAGCTTTAATCTCACGACTCTTTTTAATGAGGTCAGTTGGATTTACTGGAGTTGGGCTTGGCACAGGCTCAACATAGAGTCCACCTGTGCCGACCGGCATTGAAAACCTCATTGATTCTGGCTTGAGACGCGCCCCATCTTTCATGGCCGCATCTTGCACTGGGCCTTTGATTCGACCATTCAGATAAGCGCGGGCATCTTCGGGAGATTTGCCTTTGTTAGCAGGATCAGAAAACCAGTCGCGCATCTCGCTTTGAAGATTGTAAACCTTGTTCCAGTAAGTGTCGTATTTCGTCTGGTCTTTGATGCGGTCCGTGAAGAGACCATGGGTATCTTTCTCCGTTCCCATGTCGCCGAGGACACCGTTTTTGCCGAGGTCATTGATCTGCGAGATCATTTCACCCTGCCACTTGGTCTTCGGGTTGAGGGTTCCATCCTTGCTGAATTTCGTCCATGCCGAGGTGAGATCGTTGTGCATGACGCTGCGTAGGTTTTTGGGAACACTGGAGACGATATCATTTGAGATCGCGTTGAACTCACTCATCTGCGGATCGGTCGAGGGATCGTAGTTTGCGAGACGTGCATTCACGGCAGAGACCGCATCCGGGCGGTACGGGACATTGTCTGAGACAAGGAGGCGCAGGCGCTTGAGTGCGGAGGGATCGGTGACCTTGATGTCGGAAGTGGCTTGGTCGAGCATTTTCTCATCCGTGATGAGAATCTCGCTTCCGTTCTTGAGCTTCACCGGCGTGTTGCCATCGATGGCTTGAGCGAGCGTGTTGTAGTTGGTCGCCTCGGCATACTTGCCTTGGCGGTCTACCTCGGCCATGAGTCGCTTCACCTTGGTCGCCCGCATCTCTCCGTAGGGTCCATTGATTCTGGCGTCCGGGGTTTTCTCATCCACCTTCTCGACTTTGTATTGATCGAGGTTGGCCTTGGCCTTTGTCCAATCTGCTAAAGTATCCGCAGTCACCACATCGGTCTGGCGTTGCTCGGCGATGTTGATTGAGCGTACCTGCACATGCCCCTCCAAATCTTTGGCATCTCGCTCTCCGAGTGTCCCATTCGATTTGAACTTGTTTATGATATCAAAAGCTCCCTGCTCGTTGCCTAGTGCGAGTTCACGTTCGATCCCGATCTTGGCATCCTGCTTGTATCCCTCGATCTTTTCCTTGTTCGCCATGCCAGTGATACGGAGTCCTGTTTGGTTTGACCAGTTTGCAAAGTACGAATCAAACTTGGCCCTTCCCGACTTGGAAAACCCGAGCTTTTCGACATCGCTTTGGATGCCCTTGTTGAGTTTGTCAAAATTGGTTACCCACTCTTCGGGCGAAAGGTTCTGGTGGTCGTTCTCCTGCTGCTGCGCGGCGGCGGCGAGGAGGTTGCGTCCCTTCTCAAAGTCGGCATCGTCCTTCGCCTCGGCCATCTTCGTCGCGAAGCGGATGCCGAGCGTGGCCACATCGCTCATCGCGTCACCGATCTTGCCCATGCCGATAGCCTCACCCGCAAAGGCGTTGAGGTTGTAGGTCTCCAACTGCATGTCCTTGGCGACCCCGCGCATGGCGTTGGGGTCAAGGGCTGCGGACCCGCCGAGTTGGGCTACGCGAGGCGCGATGATGCCGCTGTCGGGCGCGACTCCTTGCGGTCCTGCGTTGGGTATATCGGCGAGTCGTATGGCGGGCATGGTTATCCTATCGATTTATTTGCAGCGGGTTTGGTTTTAGGCGTGTAGCCGCCTGCGGCCTGCGATCCGTAGTACCCGGCTTGCGAAATGTTGGAGAGTGCCGACCCGTATCCGGCGTACATGGTTCCACGGGATTGGGACATGCCTGCGCGTTCTTCGATGGCGGCTTGGCGTAAGTTGATGCGGTAGCCTGCGCCTGCGGCCTCCTCGGCGAACTTCGCATCGTCCAAGCTCAACTTCGCGGCCTTGGAATTCATCATCGCGGCAAACGTGTCTTGGTTGAAATTGAAGTCGCCGATGATGTCGTTGAGTCCGGCCTCGCGGCGTTTCTTGTTGGTCTCCAGATTGGCGAGGAGTTTGGTGTCGTTGACCTGCATGTCGTACATGTTTGCGGTATCAGCCAAAACAGCTAATGGAGAGCCTTCGGGGGTGACTCCTCCTGCGGCGAACTGACTGCGTTGGAGACCGAGGATGCGGTCCTTCTCGGCGCGAATGCGGCCTGCTTGGTCGCGGGCTTGGGCATCCTGTGCGGCGGCCTGCGCTCGCAGTTGGTCGCTCTGCTGACCGAGCATCTGCCGGTTCATCTGCGCCTGCTGGGCCTGCGCGTCTGCATTGAATCCTTGAATCTGCGCGTTGAATTGCTCGGCCTGCGCGGCACGTTCCCCGGCGAGGCGCTGCCAAGAGGCGTTCTGCTCTGCGGCCATGCGGTTGTACTCGGCCATCGCGGCCTGCGCTTGCGACTGCTCGTTGCTAGAATAAATCGAGACGCCTGCGCTCGCGACTGCGGCGATGGCAGCAATGCCCATGAACCAAGTGCCGGGGTCAGCCATTGGAAACCTCCTGCGTTGAAGCAAACATTTGGACGAGATTTTTTTCACCGGCACGAAACCCGTGGCGCTTGACCAGACGCACCATCGCGGGATGGGCATACGCTGCCATGGTGTGGTAACCGAGGTCGGCGGCGATCTTTTTGAGGCAAGACATGCAATGCCCAAACGCCTCGCGAGCGAGCTTGATGGAGAGACCCGGAGCAGATACCGCATGCTCGACCATGCACATTCCATTGGAATTGCTCATGTGGAGAAAGAGTGAGGCGGTCGGATTCCCATTGATCTCGCAAATGACTCCGCACTTTGGCAGAACGATTTCTGGGACGATGTCCTTGCCGTGAGCGACACGCCACTGCGAGAGCATCTCGTAGTCGGATTCGGTGTAGGGTCTCATGTGGATGCTATTCATTACCGTAGGCGTCCCAGACAGGTTCGATGGCGAGGACACACATTGGGTATGGGTCACTTTGCTGGACGGATACATCGGCGTCGAATCCAAACGTGCCTGCCGTCAAGATTTTTTGATCGCCCGTGGTGAGGGTGCTGGCGAGGTCGTACCACTGCCCGGCATTGACGCGCACTTCGCCGCCTTGGCTCTTTTGAGTTCGCACGACCACCTTGTGGATGCGCTTCTTTCGGCCTTGCGATGACCCGTCTTCTAGGTCCATGTCGAGCTTCATGGGAGTGAGGGTGGATGTGTAGGGCAGGCCGACATATCCGGCGGTGGTAGCGGGAACGGTGACCGCTCCTCCAGACACGACAGCAGTGCCGGTGAGGACTCCATTTTGCACAATGGTGACCGTCTTGCCATTGAGATGCGTGAGACCTGCCACGCTGCGGTTGGCTGAGCCGGAAGCAAAAGCCACATGCCCGTCAAGGTAGCGCCATGAGGCGCTCGTCTGGTTGTCGAAATTCGTGCGCCACAGCAGCGGGAACCGCTCGATGGTGCGGTAGGTTGAGCCAGCCACGGTGCGCTTGACCACCATCCAGACTTCGTCCTCGGTGAGGTTGCCGTAGATGGTAGCGACCGACTCGACATCAGCCTCATCGGCGATGGTGTGGCGATGCCAGCCAACCACCTTCTGGTCGCGCTCGTAGGTCATGCCAATGAGCGTGCCATCCCCGCGCACGCACCAAAGGATGGCGTCTGGTTGTTGCTGGTAGGCGACCTCGACGATTTCGCCGACCGTGATGTGTTCGGCAAGCAGAGTCAGATCGGGCGCGACCCACCCGTCCTTGTTTAATTCGTAGACGAGTTCGCGCACCTTGCGTCCGTTGCGTTGGACGAAGAGGAGGACATCGTTGACCATCGCGGCCCGCATATATTTGCTCCCGTAGCTGGCCTGCCTGCGCGTCTTGACGTTGGTGGCCGAGAGCGCCGAGGCAGAATCCGCTGCGCCAATCGTCCACTCATCGCCGGATGTGCCGACGAGCATTTCGGATTGCGAGAACATCCAGTTGATGCGGTTGCCTTCGCTTGCCGCGAGGGTGAACTGCACCGCATCGCTGGCATTGACTCCGAGTTCAAAGTTTTCAAAGTCGCCAATGGCACTGCACCAAATCGTGTTGGGTTGCGCCTTAGTCCCACCGAAGCAGAGTCTCTGCTCATGCAGGCACACCGAGCGAGGGTAGCCACTCGTTGCATTGAATGCCCCGTATTGCCAGTATTTCGTCTTTGTGCCTGCTGCGGCGAGAGGTCCGAGCCACTTGTCCACATTGATGGTGCTGGCTCCGGTGATGGTCGCGACCCCGCCGATGATCGGCGTAGAGCTATCGATGCGAGCGTTGGGAACCTGTTGCGTGGTCCATTTGTTGGTATCGATTTTGTCGGCTGCGGGTAGGTCATACCTCGCCATAAAATATTTATCCGTGTTTTGCAATTTGACGTAGCTGCCTCCTAAAAAAGCTATATGGTCATACCACAAAACTGAATCCGCTATTTCCCAATAAGTATTTGGAAACAGCGGTGTATTTTTTGGAACCGCTTGTTTCGCCCGCCACAACCCCCCGGATGTGTTGGTTGAGCCGGGTTGGAGGACATAGTCTCCATAAGCGTAAGTGTCAGTAGAATTCCAATTTTTCAAACCATTATTTGGATCGGGAACTTCATCGTCGCTGGTTATCTGCTTCCACTTCGTATTGTCATACAGATCGGTGGCGGCTTTATGCTCCAGCATGCAATAATAGGTCTTGCCAGAGTCGTATACGAAGTCGCCGACTTTGTAGGGAGTTGACTTGGACCATGTGGTCGCAATCTTTTGCGCGTTGGAGATGACGATCTTTAGCCCGCATAGACTATCTTCCGTTCCACTTGTGATGATATTTTTGTCGTTATCGACAACGTATTCGCGGACGATTTCCATTTGACTCAAGTTCTCCGGAAAGACATCGCGGTAGCCGGTGACCGTAGTCGCAGGAGAAATGGTGTATCGGTAGGTGTTCGTGGTGACCGAAGAAATCGCGGCATTTAGTTGTTTGTAATCGCCTTTGAATGACACGCGATCACCGCTATCGTAACCGTGATTGGGTTGATACACCTCGATGGTCGTTGAGTTAACTGGGTATGCAAGGCCCGCGCTGACTCCCGCCTGCATGATCTCGGCTGGCACGCGCAGGATTTGGATCGTCGCTCCCCATGTACCAGAGGTCTCAAAATCCCATGCCCCGTCGACAAGCAGAATGTCAGATTCAAAATTCCCGACAATTTCCACTTGCTTGTAGAGATTGGAATTCTGCCATTTGAGTTCGATTTGCGATCCGATATACCCAGTGAATGGGTTGCCGCTGATCATTGGTCCCATTTGATTGGAGGCCAAGGGAAGTGACGAAACATTGCCAGCGGCGATAGCGGCAGGAAAGGTTGTTGCCGTAAAATCTTTTAAGACGCGAAACGGAAAACTCGTCGATGAGATCAAAGTCCACTTTGTGGCATCAAAGGTCGCCGTAGCAGTGTGGGCGGTTATGCATTTAAATACCCCGCTTGCTGTGTATACCCAATCATCTACAGCATAAGCAACTGAAGCAGTCCAATAAGGTGGGTAAAGATTGGTGTCTTTAGGATATGAGATTCCAGACGAGAATGTATAATTAGATACGACTACAAACAACTTCGTCTGATTTTCCGAGCTATCGAGCAGAGGCGGGTAGGCAAATTTGACCTCCTCAAATGTCCAGTTAGTATCTGATACGCGAGTGAGTTTGCGAGGCGGGTAGTTCGCGTGCGCGAAGTACATGATGTCGTTGACTTGGCAGTATTGGATTTCGCGCAGATCGGCTCCCACATACGGAGTGACGAGTTCTGTGCCGCCGCTGGAAATGACTTGCAGCGCCCCTGTGGCGGGATTCCAGACACGGAGGTAGCCCACGCCAAGCTCGATCACGAATCGGGTCGTGGTCGAGAAGTTAAACCCGATCAATCGGGATTGCGTGGACGAGGATTTGGTTGTTCCGACATACTGAGTTCCCGGACGGCGGATCACACCACCGTAGGGCAGGATTTGGAAGTTCTCCAACGTGCGGCAGGCCGAGCGATATTTATCCAGCGAGGTGCGGGCGTCCACCATGGGTGAGACTTCACCGGCGTTGAACGATGGATAAAAATCGAATTTCGGCATGGGTTACTTTCGCAGGTCGCGGAGGACTTTGATGAGAGTGGCGATGCCGACAGCAAGGCCGACCGTGACCGAGGCGAGGCGCATCCCCGCTTCCAAGTGAGGAAGCAGGGAGTACGCCGCCGCGCCGATGGAGGTCGCGCTGCCGATGAGGCCGGTGGCTGCGGTCTTGAAGTTCTCTAGACTCATGAGTTGGATTGAGCGATGAGATTTCCAACTATGCTCGTCGTGGCGCACTGGGCCAAACGCTCGGTGACCAAAGCATCCGTCTTCGCCTTGATGGCAGTGATGTTGGTGCTGACCGAGGACGCGAGGCGGCTGGATACGGTCGCGTCCAAATTCGCGAGTTTGGTGCTGTTGGAATCTAGCTCCTGCCGGATGTCCGTTGCACTCGGTCCGCTGGCGCTGGTGAGCGTGCGGGCAGCATGACTCCAGATGTCGCTAGGCGTGACTGAGGCTGGCGCGTTGGTCAATGTGTCCACCGTGCCGCCGGTGATGGTGCGGCTGGCTGCGCCCCAGACTGCGGATGCCACGGCTGCGGGATCGAGGACGGCGGTTCCGGTGGTTTGCATGACCGCGCCTGCGCCTGCGGCAGAGCTGTGGCTGGCTGGCACTTCAAATGTGACCGAGGTGCCGGAGACGACGGAGGCGATGGTGTAGGTGCTGTTCCATTCGCTATTGCTTGCGCCTGTCACCGTGATTTGGTCGCCGACGACGAGCGGGTAGCTGTAAGCCAGAGTTGCCGTGGCGGTCGTGCCGGATCGCGTGGCCGTGAACGGCATCGATGGCCCGTAGTTGACCGAGAGCGCGATCGATCCGCGAGCGGGAACGGTGAGGCGACCTGTGAGGTTGCCGCTGGCGTAGCTCACGCCGCTGCGGACATCCGTGGGGTTGGCTTGGCCGAGGGAGTTGTCGGCGGTGTAGTAACGGACGAAGCTGTTGGCGTTGATGCCGTCGAGCGCGTGCTGGATGTAGCTGGCTGTCGGAGTGGTGTTCAAAATCCAAACGGCGGCGTTAATTGGTTGACGCCCGTTGGTCGCTGCAACAAAAGACCCAGATAAGCGCAATGTGCCAGAGCCTTCTAACGACGCGCCTCCCGCTGTCGCGGTAAATAAACAGTTTGTTGCTACTAAAGTGTTTATGCTGTATATGGCAACGTTTCCGCCAACACTGCAATTTGATGCAATGATGCTTCCTCCCGAAGCATTATACACGCAGGCTTCTTGGTTTCTACCAGAGCCATTGGAAATTACGCATGTATTTAATATGATAGTTCCAGAGGACGAATTATTGACTGCTCGCGTTTGGGAATTATAAATTCCAGAAGTAAGCGTGGATGTGTTTATTGTTATCGTGCCAGTCGATGCGTTAGCCACTGCATGACCGGTTGTTAATGTTCCGGCCGCAGCTGCTCCAGTAATATTGCCGCTGATTGTTAGAGTAGCGGGGGTTACAGCAGAGAAAGATAGGGCATTTGTAGTATTATTTACTCCTCTTATGTTTGCCAAAATTGAAAGTCCGCTTGACGCGACAGAGAATGCACCGCCAGTTGCGGCAGATGTGCCCCCCCCGACAAACGATGCAGTGACCGATCCATTTGTGATAAGTGCCACATCAACATTCTGGTCGATGGTGACCGTGAAGTTGTTGGAATAGATGTTATGGCCTTCGCCATTCGGAGGCACTGCTCCACCTGCCCATGTTGCTCCTGCACTCCAGAGTCCCGATGCGATTGCGCGATAGTTAGCCATGTTTAAAGTCCTTTCGAGAGGATGAATTTTTGCAAAGCCGCGCTGATTTCCGCGACGGCGGTGAGGGTTGGCTCGTCGGAGCCGGAGAGGCTACCGAGGGCGATGTTTACTGACTGCTCTTGCGCCTGCTCTGGCTCGCCGCCTTCGACCAAGCGGGTCGGAATGAAACGGGCGGCGATGGACGCATCGCTGGAACCATCGGCGAGGTACGTGCCCGATATGGCGAGGTTGAGCGAGAATTTGTCGTAGGTTTTGCCGTCGATTTGGATGGGGTTTGTAGCGTTCATAGGTTAAGCGTAGGTTAAGTTGGTTTTGTTGCTCCATGCGCCGATGGCGCTGGCTTCGGAGACCACGTCTCCATTGTCATTGGTTGTTGTTTTGTTGATGTCCCAGAGGGCAACGTCATAGACGCTGCCCGTGGAAGGAAAATCGGATGTCGAAATGCTACCCAGATAGATGGCATTTCCGATGAGGGCGAAGGCCCAGAAGCGTTCGACGGCGGCGCTTGCTCCTCCGATGGCGTAGACCGCTCCCGTCCCCGGATGGCGGGAATAGAGGAGATGGTCGGCGTGATTCAAGCAAATCTCTCCTAGACCTAAATCATTAGATGTCGGGACTTTGCCTGCTACCGTGGATTTTTTGGGAATGATGGTGGCCATTATGGAATGGGGTTGCCTCCGGGGGATCGAACCCCGGAGGCGGTGGAAGGACTAGTAAGTGCCTCCGTCGATGGTGCTTTCAAGGGCGCTCACGCGAGCCGATACGGCAGATACTGCCGAAGTGCGTGCGGAAACCTCTGACAGGATGTCTGCCTCTGCGGCGGTCACCCGTGATGTGAGGGCAGTTGCAGCAGTCACCACGTTGTCGATACGAACTCCGAGCGCGGAATCGGCAGAAGTCCTTGCGGAAGCCTCTGAGGAAACAGCACTGGTGCGGGCGCTCACCTCTGCGGCGAGGTCGGTTTCGAGCGTAGCGATTTCGCTCTCTGCGGTCGTCACTCTACCAGCGAGTGCCGTTGCGGCAGTCGTGATGGTCGATTCCGCACCTGTGGCACGGGTCACTTCCGATGCGAGGGCGCTGGCTGCGCTGGCGGCGAGGCTAGTGATGGCTCCGTTGAGAGTTCCATCTGCGGCTTGGAAGGCAGTCACGACTTCGGTGAGGGAGTCGAGGGCTGCGCCGTCCACGTTGGAGAGGACGTTGTCAATCCTAACTCCAAGTGCCACTTCTGCTGCCCCGGCACGCGAAGCCTCTGCACTGACTGCCGAGGTAAGTGCGGATTCTGCTGCTGTCGCCCGTGTGATTTCCGAATTCAGCGAGGAGGTCACCGACGAAATCGCGGCTGATCTCGATGAGGCTTCGGCTGCGATATCGTCTGCGAGATCACCCTCAACGCCTTGAGCGCGGGAAATTTCCGAATTCAGCGAGGAGGTGAGAGTCGAATCCGCTGCGGAGCGAAGCGAGGCTTCGGCGCTGACCGCGGAATCTGCGTAAGTCTTTTTCGCAAAGACATTTTCGCCACCAATCGCCAGAACGCCTTCTGCCGTTCCGATGAAAAGCGACTTGTTTAGTGTATCATACGCCAACTCAGAGAGTTGCAAGGATGAGGGCTGACCACTGCCCCGTTTGATTTTGATGATTGGATTTGCCATATTATGTTATTTTTTGTTGGGTTTGTGTTGTTGTTTTGGGGGTAACTAGAATTGACCGCAGTCGATGGTCTGAATGAGTGGGACGTAGTGGTCCCCGCTCCATCGGTAGGGTGCGCCACTGGAGAGATCGACGTACATGCGCTGCGAGCGACCGGTCTGGGGAAAATCGTCTTGGGTTGGGTACTCGACAATGGATTGAACGGAATCCGGCAGAATAAGCTCAACGGAGGAGAGGTCGAGTTGCTGGGAAATGTTGGATTCGGTGATCGTCGTCATGCGTAGGTGGCGGTCTCCCGGTTAGTCCATGCGACATTGATCGCCTTGTCAGTGGATGAGATGGTTCCAGACGAACTCAGAGCGGAGCGAGTGATCTCCCACATAGCTACATCAGCCGATGATCCCGTGGCGGGGATAAAGGAATTCAACATGACCCCGTAGTAGCTAAATGTTCCGGCGGCATTGATACCAAAGGAGTGGATGTAAAGATCGGGATCGCGCTGCGTAGAGGGCGAGTAAAGGCCGAGGGCGATGACGACGATTTTCGCTTTGTTTGGGATAGATACCGCGAAAGTGATTGTGCCAGCGCCTTGGTTCACCAGATAATCGATAGTCGGTTCTTGGAGTACGCCATTGATGGCAACGATCACATGATTGGGATCGCTCGACTTGAGACCGTTAATGAGAAATGTCTTTGTGACGCCATCCCCGGTGAGGCGTGTCTTTGTGTTGGAAATTAAGCTCGCTTGAGGCAGGACAAGATTGAGGGTCTGATTCGGAGCAGTGCCAGTGATGGAAGCTGAGGCAACGATTCCCGGCGCGACAGAACCAATGGAAAGGGTATTGGATACCCCAACTGGTCCTTGAGGGAGACCGAAGTTGAGGACAGCGGTGTCGGCTGCGCCCGTGTTCGTGACCGTAGGGGTTGACCCCGATGGGAGGTTCGTGACCGTTCCCACGGTGACCAATAGCGAGGGGTAGCTCACGCCACCGGCAGGACCACCACCAGAAGATTGCGCGGCATCGATGCCCTCGCCTCCGTTGCGGGAGGAGACAAGCTTGCTGCTCATCCAAGCGGGTTTGATGCGACCCTTACGTTCAGTGCTGTCCCGGCGCATGGCAGGGCTTTTGGCAAGGGAATCGCTGTCCTTGGCAAGCAGGAGCGCCTTGGCGGCATCGCCAGTGAGCGGAATGGCAAGCTTGGATGCGAGATTGGCCGTGAGCAGGTCAATGAACATCGAATCAAAGAGGGTGACATCGGTGACCTTGCGGACGTATTCCAACGTGATCGCCTTTCCGAGCCACACATCCCAGTCGCTCGTCCATCCTATGGTGAGGCCAGGTTGTTTTGTCGTGCTGGCAACAAGGCAGCGGTAGACGACTCCGTTGTTGGAAACGGCATTGCCGACCTCGTAGGAGCGGTCCACGACCCACGCAGGCGTGCCGGAATCCACATTGCTCAGAACGAAATTGCCAGCCACCTCCCATGAGGAGTCGCCTGTGGAATAATCGTAGTCATTGACCCGGAAGACGCGCAGGCAGTCGGATGGGATTGCGTAGCGGTAGGACCACTTGTATTCCGGGCGAGGGAGAGTCTCGATGACGGTCCCGCTCTTCATCGCCCAAGTCCACGATCCGGCTAGGAGCAGGGCATCGCGCACCTGCGGGTAGAGCGACTTGGCAAGAAGCATCGCCTGCGAGGAGGGACCGAACTGCTCGGCAGTGCCGACCCGCAAGATTGCTTGGCGGCAGAGTTCATCCTCGGTGAGCGTGGTGGATGGACGCGAGGAGGCGCGGGCCTCGACCGCATTCTTGAGAGAGGGCTTAGAAGCGAGGAAGGTTAACTCTTTGAATAGTTCCTCGGATTTCATTGGGCATTACTTTCGATGAGTTGCGAGAGCTTGATGGCCAAAGTCACCGTGAGCATGTTAGTAAAGACGGGTGGGAACTTGCTGGCGTCTGCCACGATCTGAGTCGTTTCCACTTTAATGGGAGTGGAGAAATTGGTGTGAATGTATCCCGCTACGACTTCCCAGTTCCCAAAGTTTTCATCCTCGTCCACGCCATTGACGCGAAGAACCTTTAGCGTGCCTTGCGGGAGGAGATATCGTGTCGTGTAACCGAAGGCAGGAGGAGTGGCATCTGCCGAGAGAGAAGATTGAAATCGAGCGAACTGCCAATCGAAGTCGGACAGCACTTCATTCCGTGTCTGATCGTAGAGGCTGGCAGCAATGGCCATGGGTTGGCCAAAGGGTTTGAAGGCATCAGCACTGCCGACACGCAGGAGGGCTTGACGACAAATCTCTGAAGAGGTCAGCGTTCCCGAAGTAGTGCGAGGGGCTGCTGTCCTTTCCGTGGAATATTGGAAGGCGGGCTTGCCGAGCATGGCCATGTAGAGTTCCACGCATTGCTTGAAGAGGTCTTTGCTGCCGGTGAGTGGCATGGCAAGGACGCCTGCGAGCTTGACGGCAAGTAGCTCAGTGAAGATCGCAGGGAACTTGGTGGTATCCGTGATGTTGGCGATGTAATCCAACGTGACGGGAGAGGCAAAATTGGTTTGGAGGGAAGAACCGAGGATTTCCCATTGTCCGAAATTCTCGCTTTCGTCGATGTTGGCGAGGCGGATAGATCGGATGTAGTCGCTGGGGAGAGCGTACTGGAAAGTGTAGCCACCGAGCGGGGTCGTGCTGCTGGTGAGGCTGACTAGCTTACGGCAGAACTGCCAATCGAATTCGGCTTGGAGTTCAGCGACCGTCTGCGTGTAGAAGAGCGTGCAATACTGCGCCTGTGCGGTCGCATCAGCGAGCGTGGTGATACGAGCATCACCAAGTCGAGCGAGGGCCAAGTTGCAGATTTGAACGTCCGTCATTGAGGCAGGTAGTTAAAAAAAAGCGGCAGACATTTCCCGGTCTGCCAGCGGGTTTTTTCAATTAGAGGACTTCGTCGCAAGCGATCTCGACGACCTTCTTTTCTTCCATGCGGACAGCGGCGAGGCTGGCAACGGAGCGGATTTGAAGGGAGTGCGAGAGGTCGGCACGCACGTCCATGTGCGTTTTGAGTCCACGCTCGGCCAAGATCACGCCACTCTTCACATACGCGAAGCAGGAGCGGATATCGGTTGCGAGCGGGAGTTGCTGGCTGCGGCGGAATTTGAAACCCATGAAGGTATTCAAAGTCCCATCCACAAGGGCGCGGACCGAGTTGTAGTCTGCCGAAGTCGCCTCGACCGTGCGGAGCAGGTCTTGAAGTTGCTTGGCGCTCACAACCATGATGCGCTCCTCTTCCTCGTCCACTTCGTTGGAATCGAAGAGGAACTTCGCGGCACGGAGCTTGGCGATGGTGAGGCCAGAATTGGCAACTGCGCCACTCTCGACATAGTTGGCTGCGATCTTCTGACCCGCAGGCAAAACGGTGGGCGTTGTGCCGGTCGTGCCAGTGAAGGCTGTGCCGCCGAGGGCGTCGATGATGATCTTGTCGCAGGTGCGAGCGTAAGCGGCTCCGTGGCTTTGGATGATCGGGCTAGTAGGTAGCACGACTTCGCCGAGGAACTGCTCGTCGAACTCGTCAACGAGTTTCGCGCAGTCGTATTGCTGCGGGCGAATCCACCGCTTGGCCATGACTTGATCGGTGATGCGAGTATCGCCAGAGCGATCCGTGATCTGCGTCATCGATGTTGCGTCGAGTTGGTTGTAGGATTTTTCCTTACCTTCGATTGAATCGAGGGTGACGTATTGTTTCAGCGCACTATTCTTTTGCTGAACGAGGTGTTTCCAGTTCGAGTCGAACTGAGTAGTGTAGTGATTGGGTATGTTCGTCAGAACTCCGTTTTTATCCATTTTGTCTCCTTTGGTTTTTGTTGAGTTGGTATCAGTCGAAACTGATGATTTGTTTGCTCCCTTCGCTTCCGAGTGTCCCGTATGGGGTCAGCGGCGGCGGGTAATTAGGGAGCAGGCTCAACAAGGAGGTGTCTGCTCTGACGGATTTACGTTTCAGCCCGATTGAGTATCAGTCAAAACATNTTTTCAGAAATGTTGCGGGGCCGGGAGTCGAACCCGGAACTCAAGGGTATGGGCCTTGCAAGATACCTTTTCTCCACCCCGCGAAATNNTCATCCCTGCTTGAGCAGNCCGGTCACCAGAGTCGCGGCCTCNCGGTCGCCCTCCATGTACCGCTTGTGCCANNTNTTGTCGGGATTNNTCATGATGTCCTTGGCGCGNGCNNNGCCGGTCATAAACTCNGAGCCACTCATCGAGCGNCCGACCTTGTCCTCGCTCATCATTTGAGCCATGCGNACNAATCCACGNACGACTTCGGGGTCTGCNAATCCCTGTGAGTTNGCATTNACNCCCGCGATCTTCGCGGCCTGCTTNGCNAGNCCGATGTTCTTNTCAAACTCCCCTCCCCANTCCTTCTTGAGGGTGTTGACCGCCTCGACATGCTGCTTCTCAATCTGCGCCTGCATGCCCTGCATTTTGAAATGCTCCATCTTTGCGTGTTCGGTCACTAGCGCCTTCATCGCGGAGGGCGGTATGTTGTGCTTGTGGGCGATCTCAGCGTAGTTTTTGACGTTGTTGTCATCCCATGTCATGCCCTCTGGGAGCGCATCGGGAGCGAACTTGTACTCGTCAATCGTATCGGGAACTCCGAGCGAACGACGAAATGCCGCGACCTCTTCGGGTGAGGATTTCTCATTCGGTACGCCAAGCTTTTTTCCAATCAGCGCATTCGCATTCGCGAGCGCCTTGGCCATGTCGGGAACGCTCTTGTATTTACTGAGCGTGTCTTTGTAGGCGGCAGAATCCTCCGGGAGGTTATTCGTCCAACCATCGGCAAATGTGCCGTCCGGGTTGACGTAGCCTGTGTGTTGCGTTGCGGTTGATGTCTCCGTTGCGGCTGGCGCTTCGGCGTTGGTGGCGGCTCCTGTGTCGAGCAAACTCTGCTCGGAGGAGGTGTCGGTGGTGTCTTCCATAAATGGTATCAGTCAAAACATCCCTACTTTTCGGGGTGGTAGCCGAGATGGGTCTCACGACCGGCGTAGGTCTTTTGGAATTCCTCTGGGGCGTAGTCGCGAAGCCATTCGACAAGCTCGATGGTCTTGTCTCCGAGCATGGGGTCCATATCGGGGCGTGGTGGGATGTCGGTGTTCTTCTTGCTCATTTTTTGATGACCTTGCGTTTGGGTGTTTCGATGTCGCCATCGGCGATCACAGGGCGGCGAAGCATGGTTTCGATGTGAATGAGAACGCCTCTCTGACCATCGCGAAGGGCGGCGACCACTGGGTTGAAATCGTAGCCGGGGAGAAAGACCTGCGAGTCGGTCGCGAACTGACTTTTGATGTCAGCGATAATGAGAGCGCCATCCTTCGTATCGAATACACGGTGGTAGGCATTGGTGAGGCGCTGGCGCTCACGCTCACGCTTGAGGGCGGCAGATTTGTCTTCGGGAGCCATCATGCCATACCGGGGATCATTTGCGCGATGGCCGAGTCTTGCTTCACGCCACCGACCTTGCCGATGGCTGCGGCTTGACGTTCCATCTGCTCGGCCTGCGCTTGAGCTTGTGCGGCCTGCGCTCG